ACTCAATAATGTAGAAGATTATTCAGTATTGATAAATGGAGAGTTTTATCAACAAAATCCTACAATTGTACCGATCAATCTTGGTGATGAAATGACTGTAACTATCACCCCATCAGCCTTTCAAGTAGAATCAGATATAATTATAGAAAGTAAATTAGTTAATTCACAACATAATATGCAAGTATCCAATAGTTATCGTTCACAAACTACAAGTTCTAATAATGATAATTCACAAACACTAAGTTCAGGTAGTAATACTACACAAACCCGTAGTTCTAGTACTAGTAGTAGTAGTTCTGGAGACGGTGGAAATCAGGGCGGAGGATATTAAAAATAAAAATTGTTATACAGAAACTTACACTTAACAAATAATTCACAAGTAAAATAATATAAGATGAGTTTTTATAGATTAGTACGTACAGAAGCATGTTGTGGATCCAATAAAGGGGATGGATTTTGGAACATAAATTTCTTATTCGGAACAGCTGGACTATTCAATCAAGAAGTTCTTCAAAGTGGAAACTTGAGCGGTTTTTTAGGAAAATCATTTGCAGTACCTGACAGTTCCACTACTACAGGATTTAGGTGTGAAAAGATTTTAGAAATTTTCCCTTATATCGATCCCACGTACCCAACACTTGAAACAACGACCATTTTTAAAGGGTGTTTTGCTTGTGAAAAATATCATCCTTGTATACGAGTTTGGAAAACTAAACGGTGTTCAGATGGTATCACAGCTTCTATTTTTAGAGTACCCGATAACGTACTACAACTTGATTCTTCTGGTAATCCTTTATTATTTGGTCAGGGTAATGTCATAAATTATAACGGTACATGTCTGTATTTAGCCGGTCAGACAGAACCAAGCGGTCCACTTTGGCTTATACCTCTTATAGAAGAATTCGAAGAAGGTTTTACTTGTGAAGATTGTTTAGAAGATACTGACGAACCACAGTATACTAATTATAAAATACGGGCTGCATGTTGTGATCCGGATGTTGCGGATTATAATGGACCTACATCGATGATTATAACCGCACCAGTGTCAGGAGCTCAGGAAGGTGACGTTATTTATTTTGGTAACTATCCGTTTTGTTGGCTCATACTAAGCGTTGCTTTATTTCCCTCTAGTAATTCAGATTTATTTTTAACAGAACCATTCAGTAACTATGGAAACTGTGAAGATTGTGTACAACAAAATAATTTACCTTGTTACAGTTATAAGTTTGCTTTTGCACAAAATTGTTGTGATGATGATTTAATAATTGTTGTCGGATTAGAAGAGGATGTACTTTCGGAACTTGGTTTTCCTTCAACTTTCGGTGTAATTGTTCCCGGAATACCAAATGCAACTGTGGATTGTTTCAGAATAATGAATTCTTTTACTAACTTAGATGCCGATTATTACGTAAATACTCTTAATAATATAATTTATGATATATGTGATGAAGGTGCTAATTGCGAATGTCCTGAGATTAATACATTAGCATACACATATTCTTTACAACAAGTGTGTTGTCCAGAAAATTCAGATTATTTAGAGGTTATTGAATACACCGCATCCCCAGTGGATGGTGTCATAGGTCAATATGTAAATCTTGGATCTCCAAACTGTTACAAAGTTATTGGTTTCACAGAAGTTATTTTACAAGATAATGAATTACTCGAAAACCTTAGTTTCTTCGGATCGTGTAAACAATGTTTTCAACAATCTGGTAAAATTCCTTGTGGTGAACCTAGTTACTACACATTGAAAGAATGTTGTGGAAATAGAATTATTACCTTAGAAATTATATATGTTCCTGAAGGATTCGAAATGAGTCCGGGACAAGGGATATACAATGATTCATTCCCGTTTGGACCGTGTTTTTATTGGATACAAGATGGTATTTTGGATAACGCTTTCCCTGTAGTATCATACTCGACTCTTGAACCACTTATAAGTAATATCTGTGAGACAAAACAATGTGAGTGTGAGATTGGTAAATATAATTACTATGGTATCGTTGAGTGTTGTTTATTTGTAAATGATTTAAGTATTGAACCACAATATATAATAGCCATACCTTCATCATGTAGTTATTTTAATTTAAACACGGTTTCTTTCTTTTATGGTGGAGGGTTTTCATGTTTCAAGATTTTAGACCCTATTGATCCTACTACAACTAATTTACCTATAATACAGCAATATGATTACTGTCCCTACGTAGCACCTGCATGTTCTGATGCTTATGGTGAAGGTTCTGGGGTTTGTAATTGTTCATATTCTTTTTATAGATTTAGAAAATGTTGTAATTCTGCCGATAGTATTGTTGTATGTGTTAATAATAACACACTTCTAGAGTCATTATCTCAAACAGAGTTTTTACAGGGTCAAGGAACCTATTTCAATGGTGAATGTTATTACTTTTCGGGTTTGCAAGGAGATATATTAGCGGAAAATGTCGAAGCTGTAGATATGAGTTATGATTACCTAATTAATCCTTACATTAGTGTAATTACACCTTCAGAAGGTAGTGTTTGTGATCTACCACTTTGTGATTGTGGCGGTGGTGGTGGTGGTGGGGATGACTATGAAACATGGTTGATAAGAAGATGTTGTCCGATGCCAGATGGGACTATGAACACTCAAACTGAGACTATAAATGTAAATGTTTCATTAGTACTGGCAGGCATGTCAATATCGACTGATATATTTGGAGGTGTTGGTGGTGTCAATCCATTCAACTGTTGGTATTTCGAATCTCAGTTAGATTACGATGAAGATGTTAATTACTTTGATGTTGAAAACAACATTGGAGGTCTATTTACTCTGGGTTGTCAAGAATGTTATGATTGGTCTGAACAAGAAGAAGGTGTTGAATGTTATACAACTTTTGCTTATTCAGCAGTACCATGTTGTAATCCTGATTCTTCACCACTAATTTTTGATATTACCTACTTGGGTAATCTATCATATAATTTTAATCAGTGGCCAGGATGGACGGTATTGTATAATAATGAATGTTATAATATAACCGAATTATTAATTGATTATGGTTTTGGTACAATACCACTTTACTTAAATGATAATCAAATATTTAATAGTTCTTATGGAGAAGCAAATTGTAATGAATGTACTAGTATCGCTCAATATGCATGTAATACGACTTATTTCAGATCCTGTTTGGGGGGGAACTTATTGTTTGAATTTTTAGTAATCCTAAATGGTGGAGGACTTATAACAGATTTTAATATCGGTCAAACATATTTGTTTAATCAGGATGATCAAACAGGTGGTGGTCAAATGAATGGTGATTGTTATACAGGATTTGAATACGATCCCAATGCAACATATGTACAAGTAGTTCTAGAGGTAGATTCATATCCACAAACCGTTGAGTGTTCAGACCCTGAGTGTGGAACCACACAAAGTATAAGATTCGTTAAATGTTGTTCTGATGATGGTAATCCTTTTTATGATTTTAATGTACCTCCTAATATATTTGATCAATTTGAAATAGGTAATGCTATTGCTATATCGACATCTCCTGGAAGTGGTATTGAAGGATTCACTCTTTCAGCATCTACTATTTTACCATTCAACGCACTTTTAACTCCTTGGATCTATGAAGAGGGAACATACACAGTATTCGAAGATTGTTTCGAAGTACCAAATCAATTTACATATCCATTATGTCCTTTCCCAGTAAATTATAGAGTTGTTGCTAGGAGATGTTGTGATGGAGGAATAGAATTTAACAATCTTATACCATCTAATCCTTTATTTTATTCCCAATACTTTTCAGAATTTTATCCAGATGCCGCATATTGGGCCACAGTCTCATTTGATCAAAATTTCGCAGTACCTGAAGTAGGGGACGTATTTGTATATAACGAAAAATGTTTCAAAATAGATTATATATATCCAGTTCCTGAATGGACATCTCCACCATTTTTAAATATAAATGAGTGGTATAACGATGGTGACACTTATTTAAGTAATTGTCAAACTTGCGTTGATGCTATCGGACCCTGTGGTGTTATTGATTGTAAACAAGATATAATCATAATAGTACAAGATATTTTATTATATTCTGATTATCCAGCTGCGTGGGAAAATATTAAGGATGTAATTATTAATATTGCTGAAGGTTTTTATCAAAATATTTTTGATAATGATGTAAGAATTGGAGTGTATAGAAATGGTGATTGTATCGAAGATCAGTCAGGATGGGTTCATAACCTTTCAAGTAACTTTGATGAGTTGATATCTGATGTTCAGTCTATGGAACAAATTTTTTACTCTGAAGAACCTTCTTTGGGTAAAGCTTTGAATTTCTCATACAATGAACTATCCAATCCAGATAACTTTTCGTCTGACAGTTTAAAAACATTTATTTTAGTAGGGTCTCAAGAATATCATGATTATAGTCAACCATCAGGATTATACGATCCTTGTTTTGGTGGATTACATTGTGATGTGATATTAGAACAAATGAAGAATGGGTTATGGCAAGGATCTTATGATAATGCCTTCCAAGTTAGGGTTTTTGGTATAAATGTTGAACTGGGTACTGTGGTAGGTACGGATAGTTTTTATAATCCAAACGGTAATTTAGATGGTATAAGTCAGTTACAAAATTTGATCACTCATTCATACTTTGTACCTGGATCAAGTCCATACTTCGTTCCGATTGGTTGTCCAGCGTATAATTTATTTTTATTATGTTCACCATACAACCCACTAGCCACAGGAGATACCGTAAATCAAACTATTTGGGAGACTCAAGTGTCTGAGTTCTTTTTACAAAGATCGTGTTTACTTCCTACTTCATTACCTCCACTCGAAACTGTTAGATTATTGATACCATGTTGTGACAACATATCAGGTATATTATATGCCTTCGAGACTATTGATCTAATATTTGAAGAAGGTGATGGATTATACTATAACGGTATATGTTATAAATTAGGAGGTACAGTATCATTCCAAGTTTATAGCGGTAGTGCAGTTACAACGGTTTATCAAGATCAAATTGTTGAAAACATTTGTGACGTTTGTACTTGTGGTGAAAATATAATTATGAGAGCTTGTTGTGATCATAGTCTAACACAAATAATTTACTATACCGGACCTGAAAATGAGTTACTTGTTGGAAGTGGTTATATACAGAATGGTATTTGTTATACTTACAGTGGTGAAACGACTACAGACCCTTATCAATCTACGGTTTCTGAGTTAAATTTCGGTGTATGTGGTGCAGCTTCTTGCGATTGTAGTAATATAGTCTTTTACTACCAAGTAAATTATAGTGGTTGTTGTGATGGATCAACTGGTGTAGAAAACGTAATTATACCTTCCGATCAGTTACCTTTACAATTAAATGTGAGTACATACAACAATGGTTCTGGTTGTAGAGTAATCACTTCGTTTACTGAATTGACAGGTGCAACATATAATCCAGGGATTATCAATGATATTTACCAAGGTTGTGATGAATGTATAAATCAGTCACCATGTGAGATTGATGATTGTCAACAAGAAATTGTAATCCTTATGGATGCCACTACTAGTATTTCTTCTTCCGATTGGGAATTATCCAAACAGGGGGTTATAAACATTGCAACATCGTTGGAGTCGAATATGGATAACGACGAGGTAAGGATTGGTGTCATTCAGTGGTCAAACTGTGGATCTTCAGTAATTCAACAATTAACTTCGGATTATGATACTCTAGTAAACAATGTACAGTCGGCAAACCAAGCAGGAGGTCTTACAGAATTAGGATCTGCGTTAAATTCTGGTTATAATATGTTAACACAGAATTTCAATTCAGATTATGAAAAAAATATAGTAATCCTTACTGATGGTCAGATTTTTGATTTTGGATCGGGTAATGGATGTTACAATGATACCCCAAGTGATCAGATGGCGGGATACATTAGTACCGGTCAATACGGTGGAGATAATAATATTTATGTCTCAACTAAAATATTTGTGGTAGGTATAGGTGATAATTTACAAATTCAACAATTATATACTTTAGCTAGTGATCCAGGATTAGTATTCTTATCCAATGGATTCAATGATTTTGCAACCAATATTTCATTACAAATTGCTGAAGAAGTTTGTCAAGAAGAACCCCCAGTGAGTGAACCTCCATGCTATTATAGTGCAGTTCCTTGTTGTCCTACACTGGGGTTGGATAACATTATTTTCTCTAGTCAATGTACTGGTGTTGGTATAGGTACCGCTTCAGTCACTTATAATGGTAATTGTTATAAAATAACTTCTGGTGTAGATTCATCTTTAAGTGGTCAATCGGTAACATACGTAAGTATAAGTGGTTCTAGTTATCATGTTTTAGGATGTAGTGATGATGATTGTTCTTGTGATGGGGTAAAAATAAAGCTACATGAATGTTGTGGTGGTGAATCATTAACGGTATTAGTCACAAACCCTTTGAATGTTGTACTGAACTCAGGTATCATATATTCGGATGGAAAATGTTATACCTACACTGGTGAAAGTAGTACTGAAGATATTATTTTAACTTTAGATAATCTTTCAGGAAATATTTGTTCAAATGGTTCATGTCCAGAATGTAATACAGATGAAAGTTGGAGATTTGAAAATTGTTGTGGTATTTATGATCCTATAACACGTAATGTCACACAGGAAGATAATATTTCAGTTGGAAGTGTAGTACAAATCATTTATGAGGGGGATGATACGTTATATTGTTATAGTGCAACTACTCAATTAACCTACAATCCAAATGGTATAAATCTAAGTAATTACAATTACGAATTATTTAGTTCTTGTGAAGAATGTTTAGGAGATATTTGTCCAACGCCTACCGCTTCCATAACTCAGACACCAACACCAAGTACTACTGCAACTCCAGGTGTAACAATAACTGCTACCGAAACCCCGACTAAGACTCCGACACAGACACCGACAAACACTCCTACACCAACAAAGACACCAACACAAACACCGACAAATACTCCTACACCTAGTAATACACCAACAAATTCTCAAACCCCCACTAATACTCAAACTCCAACAAATTCTCAAACTCCGACTAATACACAAACTTCTACTAATACACAAACTCCTACTAATACTCAAACTTCTACTAATACTCAGACTCCAACTAATACTCAAACACCAACTAACTCTCAAACCCCAACAAATACACAAACACCCACAAATACTAAAACACCGACTACAACTCAAACTCCAACAAATTCTCAAACTCCTACTAATACTCAAACTTCTACTAATACACAAACGCCAACAAATACTAAGACACCAACAAGTACGGTCACTAACACACCAACATCATCAATAACTGCATCTCCAGGATCTAGTAATACTCCCACAAAAAGTAATACACCTACACCTTCAATAACTCCAACTTATACTCCAACTAATTCTCAAACACCAACTAATACACCAACAACAACTAAAACTCAAACACCAACATCCACCCAGACACCAACAAATACAAGAACAAGTACACAAACACCTACTAGTACTCAAACACCAACTAACTCTCAAACACCAACTAATACTCAAACACCTACTAATACTCAAACACCAACTAATACCCAAACTCCGACTAATACTCAAACACCCACAAATACTCAGACACCTACAAATTCTCAAACACCAACTAATACACCAACAACAACAAATACCCAAACACCAACTAATACGCAAACTTCAACAAGTACCCAGACACCTACAAATTCTCAGACACCAACTAACACTCAAACGCCGACTAATACGCAAACTCCAACAAATTCTCAGACACCAACTAACACTCAAACTTCAACAAGTACCCAGACACCTACTAATTCTCAGACACCAACTAATACACCAACACCATCAATAACACCTTCTAGACAACAAATGGCAATATTTGCTGCTTATGGTTGTTGTACTAACTTATATATTTTAGTTTATGTTGATCCGAGTGATATACCTTCTCCATTCGTCAACGCTATTGGTACTTTAGACTCGGGTGGTTGTTATTATTTATTAGAACAATTAGGTTACACACCGTCTCCTTTGGAACCACTGGTTGTTGGAACAGTCTCAGATTTCAATTATGGTTATCACAGCTCTAGTGACAATTCTAATTGTTCTGAGTGTAACGATAGTAATAACACTCCTTGTATAAATGGAAGTTTACCACCTACAGTAGATAGACAAAACCCAACAGAAGAAAACTTTGTTTCTGTAATCGCACAATCTTGTTGTGATGAAAATTCACATAAAATTTTCCAAGTATATCTACCTGATCTAGAGTCTATTGGTGGAAGAGTGAATTGTTTATATCATATAGGACTAAGTAATAACTTTGACCATAGAGATCAACCTTGTTACCATATCGAACAAGTATTACCCACCTATAATACTTCAACAAAAGATATCTTGGGACAATTTGTTTTCGGAAAAACGAATCCTTTTAATAGTAATTGTGATTGTTGTAAACAACGTATGACAAAAAATAATTGTAGTGGTTTCCAATCAGAATGTTAATCGATTATATCACCATATATATCACGTTTAACTTCACAGTTATCAATAATTAATTTTTCTAAAAACTTATATATTTTAAGTCCATTTTTATCACAATGGGTTTTAAGTACTTTATGGACACTTTTTGAAATTTTGATATTCTTTATTTCTTTCATATTGATAAGTATGAAAAAAGGCAGAAAGAAATATCCTACTTTTATGTTTTTGAAAAAAACATAAAAATTTTTCATTGATTTTTAACTATTTATAATAAAATAAAAATCAAAAAGGAAAAATAAAATGGCGACATCGAACAAAGTATTTGTTTCACCAGGTGTATATACATCAGAACGAGATTTAACTTTTGTAGCTCAAAGTGTTGGGGTTACAACTTTAGGAATAGTCGGGGAAACCTTATCAGGTCCCGCTTTTGAACCTATTTTCATAACTAATTTTGACGAATTCACTTCCTATTTCGGAGGTACAAGTCCTGATAAGTTTATAAATACACAGATACCAAAGTATGAAGCAGCCTACATTGCTAAATCATATTTGTCACAATCTAATCAGTTGTTTGTTACAAGAGTTTTAGGATTGTCTGGTTACGATGCTGGTCCATCATTTTCAATTAAGTCAGTTGGTAATGTGTCTGGTAATACTATCGTATTTGAAAACAATCCTGCATCAGCTACTTTAGTTTTTGAAGGTACTAGTGGAAATACTTCATCACCTACTATAGCAAACATAACGAATTTACCAGATAGATTAGAAACTCTTTTCGATAAAAGTTTTACCAAATCAGACGGAAGTACTTCAACAATGAGAGCTGAATTTATATCCATCATTGAAAACGAAATTATTAAAAATGAAACCTCTGATGCGGGTAAGCAGATTTATGTTTTTGGAACTATGTCATCAGCTACATATAATTCTCTTTTTGCTGAAACAGGTCCTGGAGCAAATACCACCACGGGAAGTACAAATGTACTTAACACTTCTGCGTTGACTGACCAGACTGCGGATTATAATAGTAGAACTAATGAGACATGGTACTACTCATTATTTGAACTCAATGATGCAGAAACTGAATATTTAGGTATATCCTTCGGTTTCAAAATAAACAATCTAACTTTAAATGGTACTGATATTACCGGACAGTTAGTATTATATTACAATGATCAAAATGCGGATCCAATTGATGAATATCATCAAATGATTGTTGGGACTTTGAGATCACGAGGTAAAGTAACTTATTCCACTGATAATGAACAGGTTTTCGAAGTTAGTGGTAAAACAGAAACAGTATTAGTAAGTGACGGTGGGTATTCTGGAATCACTAAAGATCCTTTCGGTACTTTCCAAATTTCTGGTAATACAATTTCAGGTACTGATTTTAAATTTGATAGTTCATTTACCGTAAGTAGTAAAAATTACTTAGGTAAGGTATTCGGAAGAAGTAATTTTGGAAAGTCAAGAACCGATGTTCCTCTATTCTTAGAAGAAGATTTTACAAACTTATTAACAAAGGGTTATAGAGAAGGTAAGATAAGAGGTTTAAGTAAAAATCTTTATTCCACCAATAAAGCAAGTAGTACTGATTCAGACAGTTTAGGATGGTTCCTAGACAGATATCAAACACCAAAAACACCTTACCTCGTCTCAGAGTTGAGAGGTTCTGATGTTGTTGACTTGTTTAGATTTATTTTAATAAGTGACGGTAATTCTGCGAATAGAGAAGTTAAAATTTCAATTGTTAATATTTCATTTAGTAATTCTAACTTTGATGTTGTTGTAAGAGACTACTACGATACAGATGCGAACCCAGTAGTGTTAGAAAAGTTCACAAATTGTGGGTTAGATCCCGAATTAAATAATTTTGTAGCTAAAAAGATTGGTACATCAAATGGAGAATTCGAGTTAAGATCTAAATTTATAATGGTCGAATTGTCAGAAGATGCACCAAAAGATGCACTACCTTGTGGATTTAGAGGTTATAACACTAGACAGTATGGTACAAATAAATCGGCATCATTAATTTATAAAACTAAGTACCTTGAACCAGGTGATACTGTTTACACACCACCTTTCGGTACTGCAGTTATTAGTAATGGTGATAAAGTAAGAAGAACATATTTAGGTGTTTCTAATACTGTAGGTATTGATGGTGATTTCTTAAGTTATAAGGGTAAACAAAATCCTACAAATCTAGGTGAGGATCTAGAAGCTCCAGAATGGGCTTACCTTACTCAAGGTTTCCACATGGACTCAGGTGCTACTGTAGTCAAAATAGGTAATAACTTCCCACTTTCGGGACAATCACAATTCCAAGTTGGGGTGACATCATTCCAATCAGATCCAACTGATAGTGAAAATGCATATTACAAGTTAAATTCTAGGAAATTTACATTAGTACCTTACGGTGGATTTGATGGTTGGGACATATATCGTGAATACAGAACTAATGGTGACACTTTCCAACTAGGTAGTACTGGTTTCTTAAGAGGTCATGTGTCAAATACTCAATTCCCTAATGGTACTGGATGGGGACAGTTTAAACCAATTACAGGTCCAGATAAAGAAAACTGGGCAAACACTGATTACTACGCATATTTATGGGGTCAATCGACATTCTCAAACCCTGAAAGTGTAAATATCAATATTTTTAACACACCAGGTATTGATTATGTCAATAACTCAAATCTTGTAGAATCAGCTATTGAAATGGTTGAAATAGACAGAGCAGATTCAATCTATATTTGTACTACACCTGACTATAATATGTTTGTACCTACAACTAATGATTTTACAACGAATTTCATTTATCCAGAAGAGGCGGTAGATAATCTTGAAGAGACTGATATTGATTCAAACTACACTGCTACTTACTACCCTTGGATTCAAGTTAGGGATTCCGTAAATAACACACAAATTAATATTCCTCCAACTTCTGAAGTTGTTAGAAACTTAGCATTAACAGACAATATAGCATTCCCTTGGTTTGCATCTGCAGGTTACACCAGAGGTTTAGTAAATGCAGTTAAAGCTAGAAAGAAACTAACTCAAGAAGATAGAGATATATTGTATAAAGGTAGACTTAACCCAATCGCTACATTCTCTGATGTAGGAACTGTGATTTGGGGTAATAAAACTTTACAAGTTAAAGAATCTGCACTAGATAGAATTAACGTTAGAAGACTTCTACTACAAGCACGTAAGTTAATATCGGCAGTTGCGGTAAGGTTATTATTCGAACAAAACGATGATCAGGTCAGACAACAATTCTTAGATTCAGTAAATCCAATATTAGATGGTATAAGAAGAGATAGAGGTTTGACAGACTTTAGAGTAGTGGTTTCTAATACTCCTGAAGATCTTGACACTAACACTTTAGTAGGTAAAATTTATTTGAAACCTACTAGATCACTAGAATTTATCGACATTGAATTCTTAATTACACCTACAGGTGCTTCATTCGATGATGTATAATATTCACAAGACTTAAATAAACATTATAATAAAAGGGGAAGAATAATCTTCCCCTTTTAAATTTAAAAAAATTTTAATATATGGAATTCAAATTAATATGTAACAGTTTCACACATACTTTATATGGTCACACAGGATATAGTGTTCATGGTAAAATCTCTAAATATATAAAATGGATTCATGATGGTCATACCGAACAAAAACTTACTTTCGATAAATTGGAACCAGGTGATAAGACATTTTATGTTGATTCATTTTTACCATGGGGTTTAAATGATAATACAAGTGAAATAAAATATGGTATGATAATGGAATGTAGTGATCTAGTCGGTGGTGTTATTGATGACGTTATAAATAATTTAGATCACTATATGAATGAGTTTGAAACTATATTTACTTGGAATGAACATTTGTGTTCTTTACATGAGAGAATTAAATGGATTCCAGGACAAGGGTCTTGGATCAAAGAACCTCAGATATATGAAAAAAATAAGTTAGTTTCTATAATCTCTTCAAATAAATCATCGTTGCCTGGACATAGAGAAAGATTATCTATTATTGAAAAATTGAAGGATAAGGCTCCTTTATTTGGTAATGGCTTCAATCCTGTAGAATTTAAAGAAGAGGCATTGTCAGAATATATGTTTTCAGTGGCTATCGAAAATAAAAATGACTGGTTTACCGAAAAAATATTAGATTGTTTTATGACAGGTACAATACCAGTTTATAGAGGTACACCAAACATTGGTAAGTGGTTCAATATGGATGGTATAATAATCCTAGATGATACTTTTGATATGTCTAATTTAAATGAAGATTTGTATTATAGTAAAATGGAAGCTGTTAAAGATAACCTAGAGAGGGCTAAAAAAATGGAAATTCTCGAAGATTACATTTATGAAAATTATTTGTCGAAAACTTGAAATTAGTATTTTTTGTCCATTTTCATTAACTACGATATTTATTTATAAATAAACTTATAGAGATTATTAAATCTCAAAAAAATTTGAAAATGGAATTCAAGAAAAAAATGATCAAAGAAAGTTTGAATATAGAAAAAAAAGAAAAAATTTCTTATTCAAAAAATCCTCAGAATATAATTTTGAGTGAGAGTCAATTTGAAAGATTAATTAATAATTTGACAAAGTGATAACATTTAAAAAAATAAATATTTCTGAGGGAATCTCTGACTTTGGGTCTCCAGATCTTAAGTATTATGCTTTCGATTGGGATGACAATATTTTAGAGATGCCAACTAAAATTATCTTAATTGATTCTGAGGGTCAGGAGGTAGGGATGTCTACTGAAGATTTTGCCGATTATAGGTCAATGATATCTACTGAAGATTTTCAATACGATGGTAACACTATTGTGGGTTACGCCGAAAACCCGTTTAGGAACTTCAGAGTCGAGGGTGATAAACAGTTTATTATAGATTCTTTATTAGCAAAACCCGGTCCTTCTTGGGATGATTTTGTAGAATGTATAAATGGTGGATCTATATTTTCTATTATCACTGCTAGGGGTCACACTCCTTCAGTATTAAAAGAATCAGTATTTAATATGATAATCACTAATCATATGGGTATTGATATGAATCAAGTTACTGAAAACTTAAAAAAATATAGAGAAATTGTTGGTGAAGAAAAAATGAGTGGTAATGAATTAATTAATTATTATCTCGATCTATGTCGTTTCTATCCTGTAACCTATGGAGAAGGTAGTGCAGCTAATCCTGAAGAGGGTAAGATAAAAGCACTCAGAGAATTTATAAATTATGTTAAAAGTATAAGTGTTAAGTTAGGGAAAAAGGCTTTCTTTAAAAACGATGTAAAGAATAATTTTGTACCTAACATTGGATTTTCAGATGATGATCCAAAAAATATAGAAAGCTTGAAAGGATTTTTAGATAAAGAATATCCAGATGAAGTAGATGTATACTTAACTAAAGGAGGTGAAAAGGTAAAAGTATAATTTTTATATTAATTAATTAACTTATATATGTGATATAACCGCCGATAAAAAAAAGTAAATAGAAAAAAATTCTATTTGATATTTATAATTAAATAAAACAGATAAAAACAAAAAATCATGGCCGATTTATTAATGAAAATGCCGATTCCGTATGAACCAAAAAGAAAGAATCGGTTTATTATGTCTTTCCCTTCTTCTTTAGGGATAAATTCTTGGTATGTAGAATCTGCTTCTAGACCACAAATTTCAATCAATCCAGTACCAATCCCCTTTTTAAATACTGAAACTTATGTTGCAGGTAAATTCAATTGGAACACTATAAATGTAACATTTAGAGATCCTATTGGTCCTTCAGCATCACAAGCATTGATGGAATGGGTAAGATTACACGCAGAATCCGTCACAGGACGTATGGGTTACGCCGCAGGATACAAAAAAGATATAGACCTCGAAATGTTAGACCCAACAGGAGTTGTGGTTGAAAAATGGATTTTACAGGGAACATTCTTAACTGATGTGAATTTCGATAGTCTGAGTTACACTGACGATGGTTTAGCAACTATTACAGCGACACTTAGACCAGATAGGTGTATTCTAGTATACTAATACTATTTATTTTTCAATCGGCTTATATATATTAACCATAGGGTCTAATCCCTATGGTTTTTTTTATGGATCAATCAAGAGAATACGGACAACAAGATTTTAATTTACCTCATGATGTAGTTCAACTACCATCACAGGGTATATTTTATAAAAACAAGAAAAAATCAGTAAAAGTAGGTTATTTAACCGCTCAAGATGAAAATATAATTTTGTCATCAGGATCAGGATCTAAAGGTATAATTTATAGTTTATTAAGTAATAAAATTTATGAACCTGATGTGAGACCAGAGGACTTATTAGATAGTGACATAGAAGCTATTTTGATATTTCTTAGGAATACGGCATTTGGATCAGAGTATACATTTAAAGTAAAAGATCCATCAACAGGTAAGTTTTTCGAGAAGACAATTTCATTAGATGAATTAAATATCAGAAAACCGATACACACCCCCAACTCAGAGGGAAATTTTGAATTTAATTTACCGAGAACTAACTCAACTGTAGTATGTAGACTTCTTACTATGGGTGATACCGAAGAATTGAGGAAAATGGAAGAAGAATACCCTTCAGGGATGGTTGCACCGATAATCACCAATAGATTACAAAAACAGATAGTATCCGTAGATGGTAGTAGTGATGGTGAAACTATAGGTAAATTCATCCAGAAATTACCAATTATGGATTCCAAGTTTATTAGAAAAACATTAACAGAATGTGAACCTAGATTAGATCTAGACAGAGTTATTATCGCCCCGTCAGGAGAAGAAGTGAATGTAAAGATCACTTTTGGGGTGGAGTTTTTTCGGCCTTTCTTCTGAATATAGACAACTTATGCTCGATGAGTTCTATCATCTAAGTAAAAATTTTAGTTTTACTTATGATAACTTATTAGTGATGCCAACATTCGAAAGAAAATATTTTATAAATAAGTTTATCACTGAAATTGAAAAAAAGAACGAGGAGATGAGTAAAAGAAAGAAATAAATATTTATAAAGAAAAACAATGTTTTTCCAAGACTCAAGTGGAAGTGATTTATCAAATTTAGAAGGTGCTGCTAAAAATATTAAATTAGCGGACATCAATCTCAAAAGTATGAAAAATACTTTGGCTAATGTAATCAACCCATTCAATACTTTAAATGATGTTGCTGCGATAAACCAGAGAACTGCTGAGTCTATAAGAACTACGATGGGTCAAACTGCTGACGCCATTGAGATGATGCAACTAAATTTTGCAAAAGCTGACTTTTTAGGTGCAGAATTTGGAATTACGCAACAAGAGAATTTAAAACTGTTCGAAGGAATTAACACGGAGTTAAGAAGAAACACGTTCTTGACTGGAGAACAAGTATTCCAATTGAACCTTTTAGCTAAGAATGCTGGTGTTACTGCTGAACAGATGAGTAAGATAGTGTCAGGATTTGACACGATAGGTCAGGGAACTGATCAGGCTATTGAATCTGTTAACATGTTGGAGAAAAGAGCTCGAACTTATGGTTTGAATGTTTCTCAGTATATGGGTGTAATTTCTGAAAATATTAAAAAATTAAGTGGGTATAAGTTTACTGATGGTATTGTAGGAATGTCTGAGATGGTTGCTCAAGCGCAATCATTGAAAATGAGTGTTGAACCTACATTCGCACTTGCAAATAAACTATTAGATCCTATGCAGGCTGTAGAATTTGCTAATAGTATGCAACTACTTGGAGGTGCAGCAGCAAGTGAACTGGGAGACTTCCAAGAAGTGATGTATTTAGCACAAAACAATGTAGAAGAGCTTCAAAATAGAGTTGCTAGACTTTTGAAATCTGAATCACTCTTTAATGAAGAAACTGGAAGGTTCGAACTATCTGGTGCAAAAAGGAGAGAACTTCTTCAACTTGAAGGTTTATTAGGTCAATCTTTTGATCAACTAGCTGAATCTTCTATGTTGGCTGCCGCTAGGGATAAAAAGTTAGAATTATTAGGTGATTTAGGAAATAATCTAACACCAGAACAAAAAGAGTACTTATTAAATGTTTCTGAAATTGCGAAAAATGGAGGTGGAGAGTTTGGACTAAAAGTACAAGTTGATGATACTAAAGTTGACATTCAAGATTTAGACCCTAATGTTTTAGACGATTTATTAGCCGCAACAAAAGAAGAGGGGAAAAGTATGGAGGATATCGCTAGAGATCAACTAGGTTATCTAGAAGATATTGCCTTTGCTATTAATCAAATAACTTTAATACCTGAAACTAGAATTATTGAAGAGGGTACTGCAACAGAAACATTTGATAGGTTAAGTGAATCTTATGGTCAACAAATTGGGTTTTTGACTGACTTCACAGATGATTTTGTTAGAGAAAAGTTACCAGGTTTTATTGATGTTAGTACAAACGCATTCACTGACGTTTTTAGTATGGGTATAGAAGAAGCATTATCACAACTACAAGATGTAGGCATTAATGATTTGAATACTGCATTAATAATGTTAACCGGGACCGCAGATGGATTGAATGGTATTTTCGGTGAGTTGGATGTCACTTTAGGTGATTATTTAGACAGGACATATGAAAGAGAAAATAGATCTATATATGAAAGAGAAACTAGACCTACTTTAGAAAGGGAAGAAGTTATTGGTGAACTAAGAGGTACATTGGATAATATGGGTGGTGTTCTAAGGAACATGAATAATGATGAAGATGTTAATCCTCTTGATGGTATGGCTGTAAATACAGAAGTTCAGTTAACAAATGATCAAACAAGTGAAATAATTACAAACAGTCCACAAATACAAGATGATATGACTGGTGTTCAAAATTTGATGGATAACCTTATTCAAAATGATGTGGCACAAAATCAACCAGTCCCAGTAGCACTTACAGTGAATGGTCAGGTATCTTTAGATCTTAACAATATGAAATATGCAAATTTAGATGTGGATAAATTGGGTCGTGAGATTATGAATAATAGTGAAGTGATTGCAATGATTTCAGATAAGTTGACCAATAGTGATAATAGTTACGGGTTGGGATTAAGAGTAGGTTAAATAAATTTGTAATCAATCTATTTATTTAAAAATAGGTTTATGGATAGTCCACTTTCATTTGAAGCAACTCAAAACTTTAGAAAAAAGTTATTGACACGTAATCTAAGACCATTTAGAGATGATGGTTTCGATGACGGAAGTAGACCTAGTGACGGTGAATTGATACTAGATGATTCGTCTGTTATTGACAGTAACCAAGTCGAGGAAATAGGTAAGTTAGAGGGAAACTTACAAATCATAAATAATATATACAAACCGAGTACAGAAAATGGAAGTTTAGGTGATCCACTTAACATTTATACCAATGTGTTAGGTGAGATGGGAGTCAAAGAAAGAAGATTTTCATACCCTGGACCTTTGATTTTTTCAACGTATTCATTAGCAAATTTATTTACAAATGATAATCCACAAGGTAGTGATGGATCTCTTAGTCAAGATTCTGATCTAGCTAGAATAAGTACAACACAATTACAAGCTGAATTTCAATACAGAATAGGTCAAGAATTAAGAAGTGAAACAATAGGTAGAATAAATGCTTTAGACCCAAATAATGATGTATTTGATATATTGAGTATTGCTACTGGTAATAGATCTGTTATCGAAAGAGATTTCAATATTTCAGTACCTAAAAGTATTGTAGGTAAAGGTTTAGATTTTATAAGTAGAGTGACTGGTGTTTATTCACCATATTCTTGGATCGAAGGAAGTTTTTTTAATTATCCTGAAAAGCAATCATTTTTTAATCAAGTTGCTAGCGCGATAACCGGTGAAAAAGAAAACAAAAATATAGAAGAGAAAGATATTAGTGGTACTAGAACTAGAATATTATTAGAAAATACAGGTAAAGGATCCAAGTCAGTTCTTTTCGCATCGTTAACTTATAATAAATTTGTACCTAATTTACCTAAGACAAATATTATAGGTCCACAACCACCACAAACTAATTTCTATATAGGTGGTGAAACGTCTAGTGTAAAAGACATGATAGCTCCGAACAGTGAGTTACCTGTGAACGCAGAGGGGAAAAAAATTCAGTCGCCAGTCAGAGGGTATTCAGAAGTTGCACAGGAGTATGAAAAAAATCCAGATCTAAAGATTGGTATTGCTAGTAATTCGTATTATGATGAACAAGGATCTTTAGTAGGTGGACTCACTTGGGTTTCACCAAAATACAAAGACGATTCGGGAAAAAAGGGTGAACCTGGAGGAACATATGGTAGTGCAGATCCTCAATATGACTCAATAAAATCTATAGTTGAGGGTTCATTATCAGAAGAAAAAACATTCACTGAAGGGTCAATATTGGATAAAACACAACGATTAATAAACTCTGGTGATAATATAAGTGGTAAAAAGGCTCGACTACAACACGTATCTAATGCCATGAGTCAAATATCTAAAGTTTTTCATGATGGTACTAGAGAGTTGACTAAAGGATCTAGGGTTATAAGATATGAAGATGAAAATAGTGTACCTAAAGGATATGAATATTGTAGGGTTTTCACAAAAGATAATCCATTTTCATTTTTCGGTGATTTACAAAAAACGAATGGTAATATAAGAGATTTTAGAAGTTCGGTATTTGACAAAACATTTGACTTAAATATTACTCCATATAAAGGTGAAGAAGTAAAAAAATATATGTTCTCGATTGAAAATTTGGCTTGGAGAACATCACAAAAAAAGGGATTCACTTATCAAGACTTAGCTAGATGTGAAAGAGGTCAAAATGGAGGTAGAATTATGTGGTTTCCACCATATGATATGAGTGTCAGTGAAAATATTACTGCTAATTGGACTTCAAATGATTTCCTAGGTAGACCCGAACCTATCTATACTTATAATAATACTTCTAGACAAGGAAGTTTAAGTTGGAAGATAATCGTTGACCATCCTTCAATACTCAATGCTATTGTAGATAAAGAATTAAAAAATAATCCAGATATTGATAAGATAGTCGATTCATTTATTGCGGGATGTAGAACATATGATATATACGAATTAGCAACTTCTTTTCCACAATTCACTTTCAGTGATATATACGATATCATCACTAAAACAAATGTGATAGAAGACTTTGAAGAAATAACAAAAGAAATTATAACGGTAACATATCCAGAACCAGAAGAACCAGTTTATGACGATCCCCAACCAATTATTGTTGAACAAGATTATGCGTTTAATTTCTATTTTGATAATGACGTTCCCAAAAAGAAATCAGAATCTGAACCTAAATTTTCATCAACAAATTATCTGGAAGACTTAAATCCTTATATAGGATTAAAAGAATTTTATGAATCTAAGGCCTACGGAGAAGAAAATGCCGATGAATATGGATTACCAGCCCAAAAAATACCAGTAGTTCAGTTTTTCAATACTGATATCGAGACAATCGAAAGTAAAATGTTAGAACTTCAAGTTAAGATAAGAGAAGCCTTGGAAAAAGGAGCTACAGTAAGTATGGATTTAGTAGGTTCAGCATCTTCACCTAACAGTACAGATTATAATGTACTATTATCGGAAAGGAGAATAGATAGTGTTAAGAAATACTTTTTGGAATCGGACGGAGGAGGTGGTAAAACCCTAGAACAGTATGTGGAAGAAGGTAAATTAACTATAAATTCAAGGGGTAGTGGTGAAGAAATAAGTGTTACCACACTTGGAGGTAAGACGGTTGATTGTACAGAACCACTTCAGGGAAACAACAAGACATATTCAATAAATGCGATGGCATGTAGAAGAGTAAGAATTGAAAATATTGTTGAGACTTATGAGTTAGAACCTGTCGATACTGAACCAGAAGAACCAGATCCTATATATAATACAGAATTACAAACCTTAAGGGTTCCTAAACCTAGGACCGAGACTGAAACTAGTGTCGAAAGGAAAAAAGAAGTTTCAAAAATTATACTGAAAAAACTTTTGAATGAGTGTGACTATTTTGAAAGGATAAAAGAAGATGATCCACTTATCTATAATAGTATCAAAGAAAAGATTAAATTTTTCAATCCAGCATTTCACTCAATGACACCTGAAGGTCTTAATTCAAGACTTACATTTTTGCAACAGTGTATGAGACCCGGAGATACTATACCAACAATAAATGATGACGGTACTATAAAAGAAGGTAGTGATGCGTCTAATACTTCTTTCGGGGCACCTCCAGTCTGCGTATTAAGAATCGGTGATTTTTTCAATACCAAAATTGTAATAAATAGTTTAAATATAAATTACGAACCACTAACATTTGACTTGAATCCAGAAGGTATTGGGGTACAACCAATGATAGCAAATATACAAATGTCTTTCAATTTTATTGGTGGACATGGATTAGAAGCACCTGTTGCTAGACTACAAAATGCATTGTCATTTAATTATTATGCTAATACTGAAATGTACGATGATAGGTCGGTATCTACAGCTATTGAAGATGTTGAACGATTGGACAAAAAAGTATGGGAACAAATAGAAAATAAAACACCCTTCGGTTTAGATGATAGACCAAAAGATGAAACAGACGATGAAGGTGGTGATACGATTGGTGAAGTCACAAATAAAACTATTGCCCTTAACGAACAAGGTGAAGAAGTTATTATATCGATGACAACGGATCAACTATGGACTCAGAATCAAATTGCAAAACGATGTTGGGAAGAACAAATTAAATGGACATGGGTTGAGTCAGATGAATTTCAAACTATGAAAGATCAATGGTTCAATGACATGAAGGTTATTGATAGTTATGATGAGGGTGAAGAGAGATTATCTGAGTTTAGTACAATCCTTCATGCATTCATTGATGAGAAAAAAGGAGCTAATGATATTACACAAATTGATTATGGTTATGTATATCGATGCGATAAAGTAAAAAGATATTTTTGGAATGCAACGTCATTTAAACATTATGCAAAAGCAAAATACAATAAGTCTTACGAAACTACATTAGGTGAGATGTTAGCTAGAATGTGTGAGGAAGAAAAAGTTAAGCATGCAGATAAAAAAGATGCTGGTAAAAGATTAAATTTTTCAATCCAGCATTTCACTCAATGA